ACACTTGCTATCTTATCTTGAGTAATTTTTATTGCCATTTTTCTATCCTAATATTTTATACTCGTTTGTTGACATTATACTTGTTGACCTGCTAAACTATAACGACCCGCTGTTAAATTTCCTACATCAGTTGCATTACCGTCAGCCGCAAAGGGGAACTTGTCGATAATATTAGATTGGGCAGGGACTTTGCCACCAGAAGAATAACCAGACGCGGTGCTCGATTGACCAGCTGCCTGGCGTTTTACCGTCGTTAAATCACCAACATCAGTAGCGTTAGCGTCAGATGCAAAAGGAAACTTGTCGATAATATTTGTGAACGCGCCGCCATCGCCACCAGAAGTATATCCGGATACTGTGCTCGATTGACCAGCTGCATACCTTGTTACTCTTGTCAAATCACCAACATCAGTTGCATTACCGTCAGCCGCAAAGGGGAATTTATCAATTATATTTCCAGACCCCAATGTGCTATACCCAGCTGAAGAATATCCGGATACTGCGCTTGATTGGCCAGCCGGGGAATATCTACCTTGTGTTAAATCACCAACATCAGTTGCATTACCGTCAGCCGCAAAGGGGAACTTGTCGATAACATTTGTAAGCGTCATGGCGCCGGTTGGATTGGTTCGCCCGCCTGAAGTATAACCAGACGCGTCGCTTGATTGACCAGCCATATAATAACGAACCTGTGTCAAATCACCAACGTCAGTTGCATTTCCGTCAGAAGCAAATGCAAACTTATCAATTGTATTCTGCAATGCCTGTGCCGGCCACGTGTTTCCACCTGAAGTATACCCAGATACAGTACTTGACTGACCTGCCACAGCATATCTTGCTTGTGTTAGATCACCAACATCTGTTGCATTTCCGTCAGATGCAAAAGGAAACTTGTCAATAACAGTAGAAGCTGGAAACATGCCACCAGACGAATAACCACTTACCGAGCCTTGTTCAGGCGTCGTTGGATGATCGGCAAATTCTAAATAGTCATTTACAACAAACTTTGTTTTGTCACCCGGGTTAATATTACCGGATGCATCTACAACTACGGTACCTTTTACTTTATATGTCATATATCTTATCCAGCATCTGTTGGGTTTGTGATAGTTTCGCTAAACGGATCTATCTCTGTGAAATCTATTATATCATCACCAGCATCTTCAAAGTCTATATTATTTGCAATAGGATCTTTTGTTTTTAATGCAGTGAGCGAAGTAACAGCAGTTGTTTTATAATTATCAAAAAATGTATCTATATCCGATACACCAGTTTGGAATCTTTCATTGGAATATTCAAACAATTCGCACTGAAGGTCGAACACTTGTAAAGCACCACTCTGATAGAAGACGCTCTCATGTTCAACGTGAGTAATTTTAAAGAACTTGTTAACCATTGGAAAGTATACCAGTTCTCCTTCCTTTGGTCTTAAAATAGTAGGGATTATGTTAGTTACATTTTTCTCAAATGTTCGCATTGCAACAGTAAATGTAACTTGGTCACGAATTTGTAAACCAAACCTACTAAGGAAGTCGCCTTCACCTTGAAATCCATCAACACTCTTAACATACATTTCCATTTCATATGAAGTATTAAAGATCGAAAGATCATCTTCATTTAATATATTGTCTACAGCCTGCAAACTACGAGTAAGATAATACGTGTCTATCCCATAAATCTGAATAGACTCGATCACCAGGTCATCAATGAGAGTCTGTTCGTTTGAATAATCATAATTATTAAAATATGCGTTAGTAGCCATGTATTAACCCACAAAATTATAGGTAAGCGGTTGCAGGGAATTAATAGCGTTTTCTTCCATCTCTTTTCGATCTGTCTTAGCTTCGCTTAATATTTGCTCACCGTTAAACTGTACACCACCTACAAGTTGCATGTTTGTAAACTTCGTTAAATTAAATCCCCATTGTTCTCTTACTAGAGCTGAAGTGTAATTTTGAAGAAAGCGATCTTGCCAAACATCAGCATATGTTTCACCACTTATGATATCATATCCTTCAATGATAATATGCGATCCTGCGACCATTATATTTTTCTTACCATCAATATAAAGGCGATTTACATGGCGGTTATATCGTACTAAAGGTTTTCCTACTAAAATTTCCTGAAGAAATTGCAGATGAGACATTGACATATAATAGTTCTGTATACTATATCCTGTAATATCACTGAGGTTATTTAAAACGAATTGGTATTGCACATTAAAAATGCCAGTACCCGTTGACACAGATGAGCTCAAGTCAAATATTCGAGTAACACCGAGCATATTTTCCGGTACTGTGACATAACCTTGATCTATTTCAGCTTGGGTGAGCTCGTGCTTAAGATAAACCATTTGACTTCCATCATAATGATAATCTCTCCAAAAAGATATAGCTTCGTCAATACGGTCTTCAATTTGTTCTTCGGAAACATTTATTTGAATGACCGGAGCACCTATTTTACGAAGTACGTAATCTTTAAACTCTTCGCGTGTTGTTGGTAATGCCATGTGAGTTAACCTATTTTTGTTTATATTTATAAAAAAAGAGCTATTGTCATTTTTCTATTGACATTTTTCAAATAATAGATATAATAGAATTATCTATTCTGGGAGTTGTGGTACTAGATTACAATAATTTAATTCAATGCAGGTACCATTTTTCCATTGACATTTCTTCAACAATGAGTATAATAGAATTATATATTCTAGGAGCCATGGTATTAGACGCGTTCTATATCTTCTTCAATGCAATTACTGCCGTACTGTATTTCAACTATCCTAACTTCATCATTTGTATTATTTATCAATTGATGCCATGTATGGACCGGAATGTATATTTCACCATGTTTTTTAAGTACTGATGTCTGTATATTATCTAGATCATCACCATGATTTACGGTTGCTTCTCCGTAACTTACAATCCAATATTCACTTCTTGTTTCGTGTTTCTGCAAACTAAGCGATCTTCCAGGCGCAACAACAAGTTCTTTTACTTTAGTGGATGGGCCATCAGAATGAAGTACGCGATAATATCCCCATTTTCTTTCTGTTTTTGGTGTTTTCCACTCAGTAAGTATTTTACTGCTGGAATTCATCTTGTGAATTCCACCTACTCCGAAAACAAATGATAATCTCTTATCTTTAATTTTCATTTCTGGAATGTTATCATCTGTTCTATCTCCACCGTTCGCAAAGATAATTTCAGCGTTTGGATACATATTTAAACAATTATGAATTGCCTGGGATGCACCACCATCGCTATCGTCGAATACCATTACAGAGTCAACGACAGAAAGATTTTTTACAATCTCAACTCTTTCGTTAATATCCATAAACGGTTGGCCTTTTTTACGAGTCAGCCATTCGTTGCTATTTACCCCAACAACTAGCACGTCCCCTAACTTTTTCGCTTCATTAAAATATGCTATATGACCAGAATGAATCGGGTCAAATCCGCCTGTAACTAAAACTACTTTCATTATCAATCTCCTAAATGCATATTTGAAACTTCGCCATCAAAGAAAAACATTTGCCACATTCTACAATCATGTATATTGCTACCAAAATATTCAGAAGCAGCATGTATTGATCCACCTTCGAATATAACTAATCTGTTAAAAATATTACCAAAAGAATCTACCGTATCGTATGGAGTCTTATCTAAAAATGTATTTCCAGGAAATACTTTATGGCCAGTCCCATCGTTCCAATTAATTTGGGAATTATGATGGATTTTAGTTTCTCTATGCATATAGGTACTTGTACCAGTTTGTGGTGGGGCATCTGGAGTTAGGTATATCATAGCGGCCCATTTTTGTTGGTCACAGTGATATACTAATTTTTCACCGGCGTGGTTGTGTTGAAACCTTCCGTTCATACCATATGTTTCCCATTCGCTAATTCTTTCGCCAATGATACTTTCAAATGTTTCCTTTAGTCCTGGAAAAAGGTGTTGTGTTCTTGTTCTTTTACCGATATACCCGTCATCATCAAAGTATTCTTGTTGAAGCGCAAATTCTCGCATCGCGTAAGGATCCGCATAAAAATTATCAATTATGAATGCTCTTTTGTTTTCTTGTAGATTGGGGTTAACCGCGTATACAGAAGAATCGTCATGATGAGTAATTTCTTCATCTTGAACTTCTATAATTTCTTCTTCTGTAATTTCTTCTTCTGTAATAAGCCAATTTTTCATATTAAAAACCCATGTGTTTTTGTCTAACGAAATCTAAATCGTATGTTGTTGCTGAGATTGGTGTTTCTTCACCTTCAAATACTTCTTTATTAGGAGACAACTTTCTCCAACCGATACCCCATTTACGTGTTAAATAATCAATATTTAACTCATTTGAGTGGTCAAGCTTTTCTTTTAAACCATTTTCGTTTTTCTCTGTTTGACTACCGGTTTCATAATACATTGTACTATCACCGTGTCCATGCATATATTTATTCTCTAGACCAACAATCTTTCGAATAGGACGATGCGACATTCGCATAATATAATCGGCATCTTCACAATATGCGGGGTATGTGTTTTCATCAAACAACCCAAATACCTTTACAACGTTTTCTCGAATAAGGAAAAGATCCCACGCGCCAACATTAAAGTCTCCAGCATTTGGATGTATCATGCCGACCATTGGATCGCCGTTTATTCTTTCAACCATTTCGCCTAAAAGACCAGGGCCAAAGGCGACATCGTCGTTTGCAATAATCCAATAAGGAGCTAACATATAACATTTAATAATAAGGTTCCAAGCACCTGCGCACCCTACATTTGCAGGCATGTGAACTACTTTAATATTATCAATAAACTTATGATCCATTTTAACCAAACGGTTGAGCTCTTCATCTAATTCACCCCTGCCATTATTGTTTATAATGACAAAGTTTTCTACAGGATAGTCAACACTCATAATAAGTCTTGAAATCCAATAAGTGCTATTTACAACTGGTGCACCTATGACTGGGATTTTATCTACCATATTCACCAACTCCTTTATATTAATATTATTTCCGTTTTCTTTCCACCAATCAGTTATAAATTTACTACTCTGATTTTGGATTGTGTCTATATTATCCTTGTTGTCCTGTCTTATAAGAGTGGAATCATGTACTCTATTTTCTGTAAAGAACGGAAACACGTAGCATCTTTTATAGTTATAAGGATATATTACATTCTCAGGTAAAGGAATGTGTCTTGTCTCTTTTATTTTTAGGTTGAAAGAATTTGTTTCTACATCGTAGAAGTCATCCAATATTTCCTTTGCATATTCTCGTCGCATTAAATATGCACAACACGACCAATCATTCCACCTTTTTCTTCTTATTCTCATGTCACTCCAATTAACTGGATCTTCTTTAATTAGTGACATTTGAATAACCTGCCAATCTTGTGGCAACGGTTCGATAAATTCACTGAAATCAAAGTTCCAATAATCGGCTAGAGAAAAATTAATATCATCTTCGCAAAAGAAACCAATTTCTTCATCGGTCTCTGTATACCAACGGTATATCATATGTAAATGGGATACTGCAACAGATAGTACTTCAGAAGAAATACCTATAGGACTTAAGTGTGGACTTGTTATATCTAATTGTTCTCGGATATCAACGGTTCTTCCATCGTATCCTTCAATCATACAAAAATTTACTCCTCTTGAGGACAGCTGCGATTCTAAATCGCGCTGCCTCTCTAAGGAATCTTTTAAAGAAAGATAATATACTGTTGGAAAGTTTTTAAGCTGCTTCGCCATTATTAGTTCTGCCCATCATATAATCTTCAGCCATTTTTGTAGAATCATCGTTATTCTTTAAAATGCTAAACTCATTAGTATTTATAATATCTGGATGGACAAACCAATCTTCATAAGGCCTATCCTTATCAGGAGATATGTTACCAACAACAAGTTCATAGCCATACGATTTTAAATATTGTCTAGCTTTTTCTCTATATCCGCCGGTTGGATCTGCATAATGATCATGCTCAAATGTAATTACTCCAAACCTTTTGGTTTCAAACGGCATTGATAATAGTACTTTAAAACTTACTTCGGGCGGATCACAATCAATTTGCAGATAGTCAATATCCTTACCAAAGCCAAGACCATTTAAGAATGAGTCGTAATTAACAGTAGTCGCATCTTTAAGAAGACACGTATGGTTTCTTTCTTTGTTATGGCCAGCAACAAACTCTTCGCTTATATCAAATGATACGCCATTCCAACCATAATCTTTTTCTAATAAGTATGTGTTATTTCCGTATGTAGGATGACCAGAACCAACTTCAACGTAACTACCGTTTTTCTTACCGCCGAATAATGTAAGAACAAACATATCTTGGTAAGCTTCAGAATAATTCTGTTTGATATTTTCAGAACCAGAAAATTGATTTTTTAAACTACTATGTTTTTCATTTGTATATAATGTAAGACTTTTAGATGTGAATGCTCCTAATCTTACGAGGTTTTCATATACTGAATTGCGATACTCATCTTTCAAATCATAATTTGTATAGAGATCCATTAACATACTTCTTGAATCCTCACTAAGACCACACCACCAAGCAGTATGAGCTTTTTGGAATAATAAGGCATGTTTACCAGGGTAATCCACGACAGTCCTGAGAGGCTCTAATACGTCGTCTGTAAAGGAGTAACCAATTGACGCAGTTGTATACGAGTCAAACCATTTACCGTCACCAGGATCATTTTCATAAAACTTACTAAGTAAATAATAACCTTCAGGGCGATGTGGTTGTGTTGCTATTGCGTGCTGCACGATACCCTTTACAGTAAATCTTCGAGTACCTTGTTTTTCAAAACACATCGCAGCCCGAATGAGACATTCGTATTTTAACAAATCTTCTTCTGTTCTTTCGGCTGTGCGAATATAAAAAGAAATCGCAGAAGCTAGTTGCCCAATTGTATCGTAGTGTAGAGCTAAATTCCAATTACTTTCAGGGTTATTTGGATCCATGATATAAGTTTTTAACATGAATTTTAGACCAGTCATTCCAAACATTTTTCCAAATTTTTCGGGGCTAATAAGATTTAACCATTCTACTCTATTTTTGTCAAAGTCTTTATATTCTAATTCACCATTTGGTATATCTAAAGTTTTTTGCTTACCTTTTTTAATTATCCCACAACCATGATCTGTATTAACAGTGTACATTTCCAAATCTTTTCGAGTTGCTCTTAAATTGACAAATGCTTTCCAGCAATCACCATTCCAAGTACCTCCTTTAAATGGTATGATTTGATGTTCTTCCTTAAGTGGGTTCATATCGTGACATACTATATAACCACCTTCATTTAAAATATCAACTGCGTTTGTAATATCACGATGAACTTGATCTGCGTGATGTAAACCATCAACAAATATTACATCAAAAGTTTCTTTATTTTTTTCAAAAAATTCATCGGACGTTATAACACAATCAGCTTTTGACAGCGGTTCTGGGTCAACACTTACTTTGTGTTTGCATTTTATTTCTCTCCAATTGTATCCTTCTGAAATTCCTATTTCAAGATAGCTCTTTGCTTCTATTTTGTTTATGAGAGATTGTATAATATCAGTTCTGTTCATAATAATTTTCCTCTCAACCAATCATATCTTCAATTGTTTTTGGATTTACTTCTAAGATAAATGCTGCATTATCTTGGAACCCGAATGTAATAAGTATTTTATCTTTGTAATGACACATGCCTGCTGAAAATTCAGTATGTCCGTTCATTAAAGAAAAATCTTTTGAATGTTTTAGTATATTCCAGTCTTTATCAAATAATATAAACCTATGTCGATACACACCATCTTTTCTTCCAACATCACTTTTAAATAAATCAACGTCATGAGTAAGTGTAAGGTAATTATCACCAAACGGAATTACTTGCGAACCTCCACGCGGATCCTTACTTAAAAAATTACCAGAAGATTGTAAGTGGCATGTTTCTGATTCGACCCAATTTGATTCAAAAACTTTGTCATCAGTTGGAGTTTCGTTAACTTTTACAACTTCTACTGGGTTACACCATTTTACATATTTAAAAGGCTGGTCTGCAATTGGCATCCAATTCTTTTCACAATATGAATTCTTATCGTTTGGTGGATGAATTCTCCATCTTGAAACTTCTACAACACTATCTTCACGCACTTCAATTTCACAAAGTTCCATTCTCCCTTGGCCGTTTTCAGTTGTATCACGTCGTACTCCTGATGTAAATAGTTTTCCATTCCATTCAATTAAACGCGCATCCTCAAGACCAACAAAGTCCCACATTGGTTTGTAGTTGTCAAATTTGCTTGTGTCTATTTTATTAAACCGAGTTATTTCAAACGAATCGTCTAATTCGCAATAATAGTTTTCTGTCCTCAGATGCATATCGTTCTCGGGATGCAAATACGTAAGAGGTCCCCACGGGTGTTGAAACAGTTTTCTTTCTGAATGATAGAAAGTATAGTTTACGTGTCTTATATTTACAACAAGTTTACCGTCTATATTCAATATAGACGGGTTCATTAAACCTGTGCCGTTTGTAAGATTTGATGGAATAATGAGGGGGTAAATATCACCCCCATCATTTAAAACGTTTTTTGCAAAACTATCACTGTCGCCGTAATGATACGTGCTTTCAACTTCTTGTCCATTTTTAGTTTTTTCGAAAAAACTCATAATATATTTTCACTCCATAATAAAACATAATAAAACTAGAAGTTACTTATTTTTAACTTCTTCCTTTAGTTTATTTATCGCGTCGATCATGATTGCAATTAAAGGAATATATGAAACAGTTCTTTGACCATTGCCATTTTTCTTTACAAGCTCAGGCATGATTTTTTCTAATTCTTGCGCCATAACACCATAACTCAATTCTTTTGTATCTTTCCAATTAAACTTATATGTATCAATTTTATCAAGTATTGAAAAGCTATCATTAATTGGTAAAATATTTTCTTTAACTGTTGCATCTGAAAGTGAATTAAAGCCTGTTGCTGACAAGTCGCCAGTAGAAGGATTAAAATACAGTTTTGTTGTTGACGACGTAATTGTTTGAACAGATCCAGTTGCTCCAACAAAAACCGGATAAAAATCTTGATTTGTTGATGTATCATTTAGTGATTGCAATTCATATGCAGAAGCAGCTTCTGCAGCTCCACCTTGAATACCTTGTCCACCAGTAATACCTTGGATACCTTGCGAACCAACGCCAGTAATACCTTGGATACCTTGACGACCCTGAATACCTTGAATACCTTGTCCACCAGTAATACCTTGGATACCTTGTCCGCCAGTAATACCTTGGATACCTTGA